CAAATTGAAAACATTCTCTAAGAGCACTTTCCAAAACTATCATTAATCTGTCTACTTCACTAAATTTTGATGGACCCCACATTACCATTTCTTCTAGGATACCTTCTTTAAGTGGACCTTTGTAGTAATTATCTGTATCTAAAACAAATCTTCTTGACAAATAAGTTGCTTCACTCCAATCATACCATCTTGGTAATGGTGCTGTTTTGACTGTTCCTGTGTATTTTAATCCAAATGGTTTAAGAAATCTTTCAACATCATGCATATCAAAATCTGGATCTTTTTCATTAACACAATATAAATGATCATCACCAAAAGTTGAGCAATTGAGAAACACTTTATCTGCTTTTTCGAGAGCTTCTTCTTTGCTGAAACCTTTTTCTAGATGTACTTTTGCTGCTGTATATGCTAATCCAGTTGCTGTTACTATACAATTACTAACAGTTGTCATAAATTTTCCTGATGGATTTCCACAAGTTTCGTATAAAATGTTACAAGCAAGATGAATTACATTTAAATTTAATGCTTTAATAAAATAATTATGTGCATTCATTTCTTCACTTCCTTCTTCCCAACCATACCAATCTGAAACTACTTTACTGTGATTCAAAGCTACAAATTCAGATATGCTTGCATCTAAAGTACTAATATCTCCAGCAATAACTTTACTTGTATCAATTCCATAAATGCTAAGTCTTTTAATTAAATTGTGCCAATCCTTTGATTGTGGATCAATTCCAAGTTCTACAAACCCACGGGTTGATCTCCATTCAAGTATGTTGCAATAAAAAACACCATATAATTTTCTTTCACATAGTAAATATTCTAAAGGTTGTGGACCCATTATTCTTCCTTTAAGTATCCATTGAACAGTACCATCTTCATTTAATTGAAAAATCTTTTCTTTTGGCAATCTTTCATCTTTAACAAAATCACATATTATATGTTCATGTATATCATCATATTCTTCAACTCCCGTTATATGTCTCCAAGTTTTTTCATAACGTACTTTGAATTCTGGGTCTTTGAAGTATTGTTGTTGTGTGAAGTTATCAACTCCAATAAATTTATTTTTTCCTTTTTCTTTGTTGTAACGAATATTTTCTGGGTATCCTGAGGATGTTGGTAATTCGATAGGTTTCATATGTCCATTATTTCTCATCCCATTTAATACTTCATGATCATCTAAAACTCGTGGTTCATAGTAATGTGGAATTAAATCTTGTAAACGATCTGAAACATTTGACCAGATTTCATCAGTATATGTATTATGTTCACGTATTAATTTTTTTTTTAAACCTTCTTGTAATGGAGAGACACCATCACGTCTTGTTAATGGCAATACTTCTGTTGTACTTTTATCTGGATCATACATTAATGTTTTTGTGATTTCACTTTTTGTTGGCATTCTAGTTTTTTCTGATTTATCAACGATTCTAATTATTTTAACGTTTCCACATTCAATGGTTACTGGATCAAATATTGGTTCATTATCTAGACCTTGAGTTGTGTTGTTTTGTTTGAATTCATTTTCTGCTGCATTAAAATCATCTAATGTAAATATTGCTGCACAGGAATTTGTTGAACTACCTGCTACATGAATACCACATAATCTTTTATTATTTAATCTTGGATTGTTAATAGCATAAAAATATCCACACTCTCCTTTTACTCCACTATAAGGAATAGTAAATGAATCTTTGCAAAATACTTTTTCACCTGACACACTATGAGTATATTCAGAGACTTCACGTACTAATATTCTTGCACTTGTTTTAGTATTTTTTGGAGTTACAAAAACAACAGATGCTTCATATAAATAATTAATTGTATCATCTGTAATTAAAAATTTACTTATGTCTTTAAAAGATGGGAACTTCTTATCGAAGATTTTAATAATAACAATATCTCTTCCCTCTAATTCTAAGAAATCATATTCACTTTTTTCAATCCTGTAATCATAATCTTTTGTTTTAATCGTGATCGCATCATATAAATATAATGCAAAATGTTTTGCTGTAATGAACATTTTATCTTTTATAAAAGTGCAACCAATTTTTCCACCTACTGTTTCTAAAATAGTTTCATTTGCTTGTATTACTGGTACTAACATATCCAATGTATTATCAAGAGCTTGAGTATGGTAAGTAGACCTTGTGTATTTTGCTTTGCTTTTTTCAAAATTTTTTAAAACTCCTGCTCTTTTATCAGTAGGATTGTAATGCATGTTTGTAAATAAACCACCGCTAATAAAACTCCAAATTGTTGCACCGATCTTAATTGCTGCTAATGCACTAATTCCACCAATAATTAAAGTTCCTATGGTTGGAATTTTATTAAATAAATTTCTGCATGAAAAATAGAATTTATCTTTTAACATGTATATTGATTCACAATATAATATAACTTTATCTTTTCTTTTAATTATTTTATCAATAAAGGAGTCTTTAACTTTTTGCTCTTTATTCATTTCTTGTGCTTTTTTTATCAATTCATCTAATTTTTCAGTATTCAAGTCACATGTCCCTTCACATTCAAATTTTGGTTTTGGTGGATTTGATATTGTCATCTTTGATGCTGCATAATTTGTTGTGCATTTACACCAATATAAGTGCCCAAGTTTATCAATTGGTACATATATTGAATCCTTTTTAACATTAATATTAGCTCCTAATGCTTTGACTAATCTATCTATTTCAGCTTTCTGTTCATCATATGATTTTTCAGGTAATACTTTTGGAGCTTCTATATTTAATTTCAAACTTTCAACAACTTGATTTTTTGGAACAAATTTTTTGTTGGGTTTATCTTCTTCACTAGTGTCATCTTCTGATAAAAATTCGAAGTCATGTTTATTTGCTTGTTGTAAAGGTTTATATTCACTCCCATCATGTTTTAAAAATTTGAACCAGTCAAAATAACAATCACATTCATCTGCAGGACATGATGTACCATAGAAAATGTGAATCACGTTCATATTTTTATAAAATCTATCACATTCTTCACAATCACAATCTAAGTTATGTTTAATATATCAAAGTTAAAAGTAAGATCTTTTTCCGTAAGTTTTAATTTTTCCATTTCTAATTTTGGTAACATATTTGTAACCATAGTTTTATTATCAAATTTCTCTTGTAATCTTTTTTTAACATATGAATTGCAAACTTTTTCTTTTAACATTTGTTGTAAATTTCCAAATGATGATTGTAATTCATCGTGTTTAATTATTGCTAACATTAACAAATCTTGGTAGGACAAACCTTTTTTGATTTCTCTTAGGCCATCACTTGAGCGCAAATTTAAAACATAATCTTCTGAAATTGCCTGGTTCTTAGATGGAATCATAGCTACAACCTCAACATTAAAATTAATTCTTCTGTGAAAAGCTTCCGGTGTACGTGGTAAAACTGCTAAAGGAAACGATCCATTTGAGCTGTTAGAAGTCATACATATAACTTCAGAATTAAAAAAAGTATTTCCTTTTTCGTTTAATGCAGCCATGTTAATATTATATGTTGCATCATTTGCCATTGCAATTATTTCTAAAATAAG